ACGAATCATTAGATAGATGGATTAACACTATACGAAAATTGATTCACCCATCGGGAATGGCTGTTTTTGCACAACAATATCTGTATAGAACTACAGGATATCGTATTGATGACAAAAACTTTGTACTCACATTTGAAGATCCAATCATCGGGCACTACACACCATACCGATTCAAGACCTACGAAAATCTTAGAAACAACAGTCAGGGTGTTGATTTGTATCCGTATGGATATAATCCATTACTAGGTACTGCTGTTGAAAACGGAATTGATCCTCACGATTCAGGTCAAAATCCTTTATCAGAAGGACTCATACAAGGCACACATAACATTTGGTGCTTAGACTCTGATCACAATTCACAAGACTACGATCAAGTTACAAGCAATAACATAACAGGTGGGTGTACAGGTACAGAAGAGTTGCAAGCAAAACACGAAACGTGGGAACTTTGTACGGGAACTGGTCCTGGGTGCTGTCTATCTCAGAATTACTGGATCGTGTACAGTCATCCAAACAGTAGAGGATACACAAACATATCTCCGTGCATCTGTATCGACGGAAACACAGACTTTACTAGATTCTCTTACATCAAACTGAACGACTTTTTCCACATGATTGACGGAAGATACTACCACTCGTTTGTGCCTGGATCTACTAAGTTTGATGGATTTGAAACCGATGATTTTGTTCCTGAAGAAGCATCGTATGCTGCAGGAAAAGTGTCCGGCCTTGGTGTTAGAATTGATGAAACTTTGGAAATTGGTGGCCTCGAAGACTCTGCCAATTTCAAGATATCCGACCAAGGACAGAACGATAACACCGATTCAGTTTCTAGATTTAGACCTAGATAAGCAGAGGTAATACACCAATGGCATTTGATACTCGTATACGCAACAAGTTTCGTGCAAGCCTAGCAGAATCTGTACTAGATGAGTTTGATTCTTTTTCTAATTCTAGATTCTTCCTGTTCTTTGGCAAAAACTCGCAATGGAGTAACGAAAATCGCCCAGATTTGGTCATAGATTGTGTTCGTAGTGATCTAGACATATGGACTGATATGATTGGAGCCATTCGTATTGGTAGAAGTGATGTATGTCTAGTAATTCCTCGAAATCCTTGGCAAAGCGGAACGGTTTATACAGAATACGATGATGTAGTTGACTTGGCAAATCCTTATAGTCCGAAACAGTTCTATGTAACCACATCTGAAAACAAAGTGTACAAATGCATCTCTAACGAAGGAGGAAACCCTTCATTAGAGCAACCAACATCAACAAGCACAAGTATCTTCTGCACGAGCGATGGATACCGATGGAAGTTCATGTATCAGATTCCTGACGATATGTACTACAAGTTTGCGACTGATACACGAATTCCAGTAGAGTTTATCGAAGATGGATTTAACTTTGCAGGAGGTCTTAGCAATGTCAGATCACTTCAACTTGCTGTTCAAAAAACTGCAATAGATGGAGGAATTAACCATGTGATTCTTACGTCACTAGGAGATTCATTTCCTCTCACAAGTATTGGCATGAATCAGTTGGTTGCTATTCCTGCCAGAGTAGGTGACACAAAAGTTTGGGTTACTCCTGCAGGACTTCCGGTTGGAGGAAATCTGAACTCTGAGGGTGGATTAGTTGGATACAGTATCTACTTTAAGAGTGGTTTGGGATCAGGACAAATTTACGAAATTCAATTTGCTGAATGGGGACAACCCGCCACCCCATATGCAGGACTACTTGGACTAACCATCAGAGAACCGCTTATCCGCCCAGTATCTGCTTCAGGAGAAAATAGAACAGGGTTTGATATTGTTCCAACAGCAAAGGTATTTGGTGATGGATTTGGTTGTGAATTACTTTGTAAGATGGAAGCAATTACTGGAACAGACTGCAACAACACTTATCAGATAGATCAAATAGAAATTCTAAGAGAAGGTAAAAACTATACAAATGCAACTGTCGTTATAGGACCAGTTTCTGTAAGAGCGCCTGCTGCAAGGGTAATCATTTCTCCGCGCGGCGGGCACGGTTCCGATGCAATCACAGAACTTGGTGCTTCTGAGATTATGATTTCTTCTTCTAGCAGAGCAGGTATAGCAGGTAATTTGCCAGCAATGAACAATTTCCGACAGTTCGGAATCATCAGAAATCCAAAATTGGGAAGAGGGGCATATGCAGGCCAGTATGCAGGCTCCGAAGACTTAGAAGGATTCAAACTCAGAATAACTAAACCAAGAACAATCGTAGTGAAAATCAAGTTTTGGGCAACCGATGGGATTGCAGGAAGACACACATACGATCCATATACGGGAAATTATGTTCACGGACAACTGGTAAAGCAAGCAATTAGTGGTGCAACTGGTAGAGTGGTTAGATGGATACCCCCTGTTGCGGTGTCTTCTGAGAATTGCTGCATAGCAATTACAGGACCAAATCCTACAGGATACCTGTATATCGAACCACTAGGAGATAGTGTTTTTCAGAACGATTCCACCCTATCCATCGTTGGATTGAATAATCAAGGGGAAGAGGTAGGCCCGACTTACACACATTTTCAAGAAGAAGACAACTTCATTACTACGCTAGGATACACTTCTGAATCTTTCGATGTTGGCAAGTTTGTGATCGGAGTAAATTCATTGACTACTGGCAAAATTGCCAGTTGGGAAGTTGGAACCGATGGAACAGACGGATATCTCATATTGAGTAATGTCAATGGAAGATTTCGCGGAGCAACTGTAAACGCGCTCGGAGAGTTTGTGGAAGGCGAAAGAATCGTACAGGTGTCTGGAGTGGATGAGTTTTCTGGCGTGTGGAGTGGCACAAACATCAGTAGTACAGGAGTTAGAGAAACAAACATCGGTATTGTTAGCGGGGATCCCCAACGAGAGACAATAACCCGGTCATCATACACTCAAACCTACAAGGTAAATGCCAAAGTCCTAAACAACAATCCAAGTATAACAGATCTCAGCGGTGTATCTTATCTTTCATTGGACAGCACTATTGATATACTGGAACTCATCACAGGTACTGAAGGAACAACCAACGCTGAGTACCGAAAGATAGGTTCAGCGTCTGTGGTGGACTATACGATTACCCAATCTGTTTCCGAGCAAGCAGTTAGTTTAGAACTCACTTCTCTTAGAGGGTGGGACAGATCATTTGATCTGTTTGATAGCACCACAAAAGAAGGCATTCTACTTGGATTTGGAACAAGTGAAAGCGGCCAGCCAGTTTTCATACTGACCGTGGACGAGATTCCCATTTCAAACAACATTCCTTCTATAACTCGGGCAGATGTAACCGAACCAGACCTTCAGATTAATAGTGGCGAAATTGTATACATAGACAATATCAGGGCAATTACACGCAACCCCGAACGGCTTGAAGAGTTCAAGTTGATTCTACGGTTCTAAAAGGACTAAGAATGGCAGAGATTGAACCAACACAATTTGCAGGCTTTCCTTACTACGATGACTATCAGGATAGCAAGAAGTTTATCAGGATGCTTTTTAAGCCTGGATACGCAGTTCAGGCCCGCGAACTAACTCAACTGCAAACGGTATTGCAAAAGCAAATCAGCAGATTTGCCAATCACATCTTTAAGGATGGAAGTCCAGTTGTCGATGGTCAATTGGGTGCAGTTGATTGCAATTTTATCCGTATTGAAACTGCAGTCACAGGAACCACATCAGACGGAACTCAAGGTCAGGTGGTGGTTGTTCCTTCTCAGTTTGTTGGAAAGATTATAGTTAATACTGTTCCGGTGGGATCTACCATTCCACAACTTCGTATGAAGGTTCTTCACGCAGAAGTATCCGAAGCAGTAGCCCCCACAGACCCAGACCCATACCATGTTTTATTTGTGGAGTATCAGAACTCTGTAACGGTAGTAGATTCAACTACTGGTGAAAATAAAAACATCACAACTCTACAAGACCTATACGATCAGATAACCGGCGCGCCCACACAATTGTCAGTAGTTACCGTAGTGGATGACACCAATCAAGAGATTGCAACAGATATTAGATGCCAGATCAAGTACTCGGATGAAAGCGTAGACAAGATTGCTACATTCGGGAAAGCAACCCTAATATCAAATCAAGATGGCATCTACTACATCGACGGCGCTTTCATCATGGCATCTACTCAGACTATTGCGCTGAAGCGAAAGGCCAGACTGCAAAGTACAGTACTTGGGGTTCCAACCGAAAGCGATGCTGTAGAAACCGAATGGACAACTGCTCCCGGTGATGCTCCTGAGATTGGTGGTATAGGAGAAGGCTGGACATTTGTTACAGGTATGGAAAGTAGTTTGGTTGGAGTCCGACTGTTTCAGTTCCCGTCCTGCCGAGTTGGATTTGCCATTAAGCGAGAAGTAATTGATGCAGATACTGATAGAACTCTTCTAGATCCTGCATACGGTTCTTACAACTATGCAGCACCCGGTGCAGATCGCTACAAAGTTGATTTGATACTAGATCAGTTGGCATTCACCAATCAAGATACTCTTGCCGATGCGGATCAGTATAAAACAAGCAACTTTGTTGAGTTGACTCGCGTTATAGACGGAACCATTCGCTATTCAGTAAAGTATCCCATCTATAGTGAACTGGAAGAGACTCTTGCTCGTAGAACTTACGATGAGTCAGGATCGTACACGGTTAAGCCATTTGAAATTGATATCGAAGAATACTTCAATGACAAAAAAGTGTGCGTGCTGAGAAAAACAGTTAGAGAAATCGAAGCATCTCCAAACTCAACACCGTTTTCAGTAAGAAACGAAACTGGTACGACAGAAATTTCAGACGGATTCCCCGAAAACATAAGCATCTACGGATATAGAAACAATGCCTTGGCCTGGAAAGGTCTTATATCAAATGCCGATACATTCCTTTCTCGTCAAGGTGAAGTAGATTTTAGATCAGAGGGATACGGCACAACTCTACTATACATGATATTTGGCACCCCGTTAGAGGGCGATATCATGGTTTCTGAGTCCTTTACCAAACCAAATACCAACAGCAAGTTTTTCTTGAAGTCTGAAATTCCAGTAACAGGAGATGTGTTTGATCTTCTGTATACAAAGGGCGATGCAGTTCCAAGAAAGGTTCTATCGCAGCAGGGAGAAGACCCACAAGATTACCTGGCAGCATTCCCCCATGTCAGCACCTATTCTGATGATCGATTCAACGGAAAATACACTCTAGGAAGATTGCATCCTGAATGGGCATCAACCGCAGAAGATCCCGAATCTTCTGAAGTTATATCTGCCATAGAAGATGCAAAGAGCAAACTAGTAGTTGGTGTTGGTACAGGAAAAGCGTACATCTACGGATATGAATTTGAGAATCAAAATACCAAGTTCATTCCAATCCAAAAAGCAAGAGAGTCTGAAGCGGTTGTTGGAGAAGAAGTCAATCTGCTTCTTGGAAACTATGTGATTTGTGAACCACCTGTAACTGGTGGTCTTTCTGCTCCTGCAGGTTTGAGACTTCCTGCGTGGAGTTCACATCCAAAAGTTGAACTGTGGAATCAACTATCACCCGATGCTCTTACTGGCAATGAGAACGGAAACACTCTAGTCGGTACTGCTCGTATTCGTGGAGTAAGTCCAAATGAAGGTAAAGTAAATGTACATCTATGTGATATTCAAATCAACGATGGACACTACTTTGCAGACGTTGATCACATCAGATTCCGCTACCAAAATGTAGAAGATACTGTAGTTACTGGCGATCAAATGTCAGGAACTGTGGAGTTGTTTAACATTTCGATCACAGGTGGTCCGTCTGGATTCGGCGGAACAACATTTACCGAAATAGAGCAACTTGATCCCACTACAGGACAACCAGTTCTAATTCAATACTATGACACTATTCTGTTTTCTCCAAAGGCTAATCTTGCTATCTTTGATCTTCCTTCTTTGTGTTCTCTGAAACAGATCACCGAGTTTGCTAAGACCAAGTACGATTGCAAGAAAACCTTTAGCAAGCAACTGATCTCTAGTGGAACAGGAGCAGGACCAACATTCCAAGCAGATAGCAGTTTGGTTTGGAGACAGTACGGAAGCGGAAGTAACTTGATATGGATTCTCAGCAATCAAACTTCAGGCGTTGGTATTGTTGCAAATACTGCTAATACTTCTAGCGATACGCTGTACACATTTAAAGCAAGTAGTGCTGCAACCTCTGCTTTTCAAGCAAAAGTAAATGCGGCGTTAGGAACTAGTTCTACTTACTTTGAAGCAGACAATCTAGATAAGATCATGGTGTTCAATGCAAACACCAATCAACTGCTATCGGTTGGTGCAATCTCTGATGCAACCTCTCCGATTAAAGCGATAGTAAATACAGATAAAACGGTGATGTATGTTGTGTACGCGCCTACAGGTGGCGATACTCTTGGTATTACAAATAAACCTTTCCAAATGGAAACTGTAGTTTCTGCTCAAACAGCAGGTAGTGCAAACACTACAAACTTTAGAAAGAAGACCGCTACGGTTATTTCAGAGTACACAGGTGAAGTATGGAACAAGTACTTTAATGAAGACGGATACTTCATGGTTCCTCTTCAAAATTGGGAAGGTATATTCCAGTTCAACGGGACGGACTCAGACGATCCTTGGACAGTAAACTTTAATCCTGAAGGACAAAATGGTTGGAATTCGTGGGACGGTGACGATGACGGTGTGGCAAATAACACAAACTCATTCTTGAGTTCAGAATTGCCAAATGAATTCGTGACTAGTCTTGGATTCTCAGATGTGCTATCTGTTGAAGAAGTTCTTGTATGGGATGCAACAAACTCAGAAGAAAATCCTGAAGGTAAACGAGACATTACCAAATACTTTGAGTTGGTGAATGGAACAAATGATAATTTCTACGATCATGCCAAGATTATAATCACCAAGAGCAATTTGCAAAAACTCAAGACACAGTATCCTGATATCTTCAAGAATAAAGGTGGAGAACTTGACTATACTCTGTTTGTTCGTTTCAAGTTCTTGAAGCATAGCGGATCGGGCCCCTTTACAATTAACTCATACGAACACAACGACCATCATCCGTTCTTTAATCGATATGAGGATATTCCGCTTTACACAAGTCCTGTGTACGGATACACCTTTGAACTTCGCAACTGCTTAGATTATAGACCATCTAGAGAAAATTCCACACCTGCTAGAGTTGCTTTCGCTTTATCTGATTCTGTTACTTTTACAGATACGGAATCGAACCGTCCAAATGCATTGGATGAAGATTGCCCATTACGCGACAACTCATTGGTACAAGAAAGCACAGGAGCATTTATTCCTCGCGGTGCCAGGGGAGATTCGGAAACTGTTCTTCCCGCATTAGGATCAACTGGTTCTAGACCTGCAGTAACATACGATTACTTCACTTCTCGTAGAGATAAACTGGTTCTGCTGAAGGATCGTGAATTCAAGGTCATTGCAGGCAAATCTGCGATTCGCCCAGAGTCTCCCAAAGATGTGCCAGAATCTATGTCTCTGTATACGCTTTCTCTTCCTCAGTACACATTTGGTCCTGAAGATGTTCTAGTAGATTACATTGACAATAGACGCTTTACCATGAGCGATATTGCGAAACTAGAAAAGCGCATCGAGCGGGTAGAGTACTACACTACCCTTACTTTACTAGAAAAAGAAGCAGCAGAACTTTCTATTCCTGATCCTGCATTGGGTGGAGCAGAGCGTATCAAGAACGGGATATTTGTTGACAACTTCAAAGGACACGGTGTAGGAGATGTGTTTAGTCCATACTATTCGTGCGCCATGGATTTTGATAAAGGACACTTGCGCCCAAGATTCAATACTCGTCATATTGAATTTGCACCAGTACCACTATCTGCAACAAACACGGATTTCAAGATTTCGCCAGATGGAGTTGTTACTCTATACTACGATGATGTACAACCAAATCGCTATATCCTTCAACCCGTAGCAAGCAGAGCAATTAGTGTCAACCCATTTGATATTGTTAGTTGGTTGGGTAGTGTTTCCATTACACCAAGTAGTGACACATGGATAGACACGAATACAAAGCCTGCAGTTACTATTAATTTGGAAGGCGAAAATGACGCATGGCAAGGTATGAAGAATGCCTTTGGAACTCAATGGAACGATTGGGAAACCGCATGGACTGGTGTTCGTGCTAGTACTACCGAGTCTCTTGGGGAGAAATCTTCTAATCAGTTCTTGGATGCTCCTCATACACGCAGAGCGCAGGCTGGCGTTATGCGTAACCGTCAACAAACAACCACTACTCGCACAAATCTTATAACCGAAACGGTTGATCGTAGACAAACCCGCGAAGGCATCAAAACAGCAATCACTCCACAGCGCATCACTAAAGAACTTAAGGATAAAATTGTGGATGTGAGTGTGGTTCCGTACATTCGATCCAAGCAAATCACCATCACTGGCAAGTCTCTTAAACCAAACACGATTCTTCATGCGTTCTTTGACAACACTTCGGTAGATCAGTATTGCTTGTTTGGTGGACAAACAGTAACTCCATCAAATCCAATCAAGACCAATAATGCAGGAGAAGTAGAGGTTATATTCAATTTGCCAGGTGGTATATTCAAGACTGGCGAGCGTCAGTTTAGGCTAACCGATAGTGCAACAAATGATCTACCAGTAAGTAAAACATCTGCAGATGCAAGTTACTTTGCACAAGGAATGTTGCAGACTAAAGAAAACACCATAGTGTCTACTCGCGTTCCTGTGATTACTCGCCAGACAGTTACAGAAGATCGTGTTGTGCGTGATGTAGTTACTAGAGTGCAAACCGATTCCACCTCAAGTATTACATGGAGAGATCCGCTTGCTCAGACTTTCTTGATTGATGTGGCAAAAAATCCAAAGGGAGTGTGGGTACACAGCGTTGATCTGTTCATCAAGAACGCTCCTAGTGGAGAGTCTGCACCCCCTATTAGAGTACAGATTAGACCAACCGTAAACGGATATCCACACTCATCGATGGTTCTACCTTTTGCGGAAGTATCTCTAAACGCCAATCAAGTTAATGTTGCAAGTGGATTGGGAGATGGTGAGATTCCTTCAATAGACGATGATCGAACCTACACACGATTCAAGTTCTCTACCCCTGTGTATTTGATTCCTGGCGAATATGCCATTGTGGTTATGAGTAATAGCGCAGAGTATGAATGCTATATCGCAGAGATGGGAGAGGTTGCAATCGGTACAGAAGGAACAAGAATTACCGAACAACCTTACGCCGGTGTATTCTTCAAGTCACAGAATGCAAGCACTTGGTCTGCAGATCAAAACACCGACTTGATGTTTGCTATCAATACTTGCAAGTTTGTCACTTCGGATAATCCTCTTGAAGTTTCGTTTGCTCCTATAGAAGGTCAATATGGATTTGAGAGTGGAGAAGATACAGTTGAAGTAGACGCCATGAAAGTAGTGGCTCAACTTCTGAAGTTTGACGACAGCACAGTAAACGCTAAACTTGCACTAACTGATAGCAACGGGGTTGTGCAAGAGTTTGATATTCCTCTGAATGAAAACTTTGCACCAAGACCAGTTGCATTCCAGTTGGACGAAAACAGCAGACTAAAACTGCAATTCACCAATAGCGATACCAACCTTTCTCCGTGCATTGATTCAGAAAGACTCAGCGCCATTCTCATTGACAACATCATTGGATCACCAACACCCGAAAGTAACAATTGGGAAGTTGAATATAAAGCCAGGCCTCCATATGATGTGGATGAAGTGGATTCCAATGGAAATCTAGTGTATCCCGTGAGCAGATACATTTCTCGCAGAGTTGATTTGCTATCAGGTTTAGAATGTGACGATTTGAAGGTGTACTTGAGCGCAAACCTTCCAAACTTCACATATGTAAATGGATCTAGTGGACAGAACACCGAGATCAAGACTGCTATCGAGGTTTGGGCAAAAGTTCAAACCGGAGACTCAGATGTTCCATTTGATGATTTGAACTGGATGAGAATGGATGTAAACCCTCTACAAGCAACACAGATTGCAACAGATGAAGTTACATTCACGGAGTATTCGTTCACGATTCCTGAGTTCTTCTATCCGGGTTCATCAGCACCAAAAACGGCATACAGTAAAGCAGAACAGCAATTTGCAATTCCATTTACTAGATACGCCATCAAGATTGTTTTGTATAGTAACAATGGAACTATTGTACCCAAAGTTAAAGATCTCAGAGTAATCGCGGTGGTATAACAAATGGCAAACACACCTAAAAATAGACCAACAGAATCTTCAAAACTCTCACCTACCACCGCTTCAATTAGTGCTGTTAAGACTAGCGGACAGGTAGAAACCGTTGTTCTATTGAATGATTTGGTTACAACTTTTCAAGCAAGGGAAACGGTTCTTGCTTCAGAAGTTCAACGAGTAGAAGGTATGCCAGGTGTTCAGTTTTCAGCAGATGTTGCAAAGGTTCAGGCAGCAAATGATAAGAGAAGCGCAAAGGCCGCTGCTAGATTAGCATCCGATACTATCGGTATACTGTCGGGAAAAATTGCAGCATTGGAAGCAAAAGTTGCAAACTTGATAAATTGCTATCCGATATGCTCGGCGACACCAACACCAACACCAACTGCAACTAGAACACCAACACCAACAGTAACACCAACAAAAACAGTAACACCAACACCAACACCATCAAGATTCCCAGAGTTCCAACCAACACCAACACGAACAGTAACACCAACACCAACATATACACCCACATATACACCCACATATACACCAACACGAACAGTAACACCAACAC